ATGATCGCGCAGCGTGAGATGCACATCTGCTTTGCGATCCAGCCGAACGACTTGCGACGGTCACGCCAATAATCAACGTAAGCGTCCATCTCAACCGTCCAGATGAGGATATGGTTCTTTTTATTAATCTCTGGGGGCGTCATATCGCGTTCCAATTGTCTGACCATTACGATTGCTGTAATACATGCCATACTGATCGCCTACGCCAGCGGCGACCATATGCCCGTTACGGTCATAAATGAACGTCTGTTCACCATAATTCATTTCGGTAAAACGCGGCGTTTCTTGAGCGATGACAGGCGTTGTCATCAGCATAAATGCTACGACGTATTTCATTTCTTTAATCCCCTAATTGTTTGTTTAAGTTTTTTTATTTTCTTACGAAGTTTTACTAATTCTTTGTATATATCTTCTAAAGTTACTAGTTTATCTGTCATCGTATCCCCCGGAGAAAAATGGGGGCTTGCGCCCCCACTCCATTAGCTACGACGACGACGTCCACTGTCAGGACTTGCAACCTTTTCTGACACGTCTTCTTCACCATCCATGCCAATAAACTCAACAATATCGAATGTCGGCGTGTAAACGCGGCCATATGATTTATGAGCATAATGATCGCTACCGAGCTTAACGACAGCTACTGGCTTGGTTTGATCTTTATCAACTTGTTCAGCGATCTTAAGGGCCAACTGGTGCATAGAACGCTTACCGCCTACTGATGTGACGGCATACCGCGCTTCCATGCCTTTGTCTTCGCCTGACAAGCACTTCAATGACATGCCAACTTGTGGTTGCCATCCAGCCTGTGCGCCAGCGGGCGGTGGATCAAGATCCGGCAAAGGATCAGAGATCGGGACCATCTTCTCAGCAAGAACTTCACCTGTTCCCCATGCAATGTAGCCATGCACAAAAGAATAAGGATTGATCGCCCAAAGCGTCTCTTTCTCAACTTCAGTCTGATCTGCGCCATAGACCCAATGACCAGTCTTATCCATTTTAAGGATAACACTGCCGACAGGACCAACATCAGCTTCAATAGACCGAAGCGCCTGTGAGAGAGACTGCGCTGATGGGAGGTTAGCGCCACCAAATTTTACTAGCATTTTACTTTACCTCTAGTTTAGAGAAAGCGGCCCGCAAATGCTGACCGACTTGTAGCACTGCCGGACGCGGATCTGACTCCGGTGCGATAGTGTTACCCGATGAAATGGCGGCGACATGATCTTTAGGCAGGTCGAGCTTGTGCTTCTTAAGCACCTTCTCTAGCTGCGCTGGCGACCGTAACTTCGTCTCCATTAATTCCGATATATCCAAGCCCATTTGCTCAAGAGACTCACGCGCCCCTTCTTCATTAACCCATTGCCTTGTGGCGCGCTTTGGGACGAGCTTAAATCCTGGGATGGCGATTCCGTTTTCAAGCGCTTGTTGTGCTTGTTCACGAACAGCTTTGATCCAATCTTCAAGACGGTCTGCAATAACCAGTGCATTGCCATAGCCCTCCGGTGATATGGTATCGAGCGCCGTTCTTAGCGCCCGGTCAGCCTCGCCTGTCAACACAGGACAAACAGCTTTAGCTGCACACCAGCGACAATGATCGCCAGTTGCTAATGGCGGGTTAGGCGCATGAGCTATAGTGACCGCGTTCTGTAACTCACGTTCGAAGTTCTTAATGCGACCGGGCGTAGTGACCCAACGCTTGACATGCGGCGGCTGGACAATGACGCACTCGATCTCCGTAACACCCTCGAACGCCCAACGGGCTTCTTCAGTCCGCATAGCCGCAGCGGCATAAAACATAAGCTGATGGTTCTCGACAGCATCCACCGCCACCCCATCACCAAACTTCCAATCAAGAACAATTGCACGATTCCGAATACGACCAATGAGGTCACAGGAGCCAAATACATTTGCTAAAAATCCTCCAAAATGAACGCGGAGTTCTGTTACAAACTCTAACTGAGCGTCAGGGTCAATCTCAGCTAATGCTTCAAGAGCAGGGCGCAGCTTACGATCAATGAGATCATCGCCAAGACCAAAGTCATCCGTAGATGCACGATTAGAGAGTATCTGATGGATGGCTTCATGTAAAAGCGTGCCTTCTTCAGCGTATTTTGACGAGGGTCTTGGGGGAACCTGCTGGCATAATTTAACGCTGCCGGGACAATTAATGACACGCTTGGCGGTCGATCCGCCGACAATATCGCTATGTGACATTTTACTTTACCTTTCGATGATGTGATACTAGACTTTTCTTTACAGACATGTCAATACAATTCTTATGACAGACTTAGAAAAAGACATTGAACGCTACTTTGTTAAGTCAGTTCAATCACTTGGCGGGGTAGCCTTTAAATTTAACTCGATGTCTAATCGTGGCGTCGCGGATAGAATTGCATGTTTACCTAACGGCGAGACATGGTTTGTAGAGATAAAAAAAGACGGTGGCAAACTGTCGTCACTGCAAAAAATATTTGCCGCTGACATGGAAAAGCTAAATCAAAAATATGCGTGTCTATGGAATAGGGAGCAAATAGACCGATGGAGCTACGACCGTATCAACACGAAGCCGCCGACTTTCTCTACGCCCACGACAGAGCCATGATCCTAGCGCCGGTCGGCGCGGGTAAAACAGCGATAACGCTGACAGCAATGACTGAAATGCTTCGTAGCGGCTTTGTAGATCGCTGGCTTGTGTTAGCGCCCAAACGCGTCTGCACTGATGTATGGAAACAAGAAGGTTTTAAATGGTGCCCTGAGTTTGAGATTGCCATAGCCGTCGGCACGCCAGCGCAACGTCAAGCCGCGTTTGACTCTGACGCCGACATTGTCGTTACAAATTACGATAACATCGCTTCAATTGCAGGTAACTTTGATGGCATTGTATTTGACGAGCTAACGCGGCTTAAAAATCCAAGCGGCAAACGCTTTAAAATTTTAGAAAAGATGCTCGACAAATTTAACATTCGTTGGGGCTTGACCGGCTCGTTTACGTCGAACGGGCTTGAGGACGTATTCGGTCAATGCAAGGTAATTGATAGAACGATCTTAGGCCGGTCTAAAGGCGCGTTTATGCAGCAATATTTTTGTTGTGTTAACCGCGAGTATGGTCAATGGGAACCGCTGCCTCAGTCACTTGACTACGTGATGAGACAAATAAAACCGTGGACGTATGTATTAGAGCCAGGCGAATATAAGGATAAGTTACCGCCGCTCCATACTGTCAGAATGTCGGTTGATATGCCTGACAGAAAATCATACGAGATTATGAAAAAGGAATTTGTTCTTGAGCTTAATCAAACAATCACCGCAGCAACAGCGGCTGCTGTCACGAATAAGCTACAACAGCTTGCGGGCGGGTTTATCTACGGACCCAACGGTCCTGAATGGATCTCCTACCACAAATTTGATGTTTTGGGCGAAATTCTATCTGAAAATCAGCGAGACAATACGATCATCGTCTACAATTACAAAGAAGAATTAGCCGAGATATTACGTCAATACCCGCACGCTCAGACCATAGACGCGCCTAACGCCGTCGAGCGCTGGAACAAAGGCGAGATAGAGTTACTAGCAATCCATCCTAAAAGCGCCGGTCATGGATTAAACTTACAATACGGCGGCAACAAAATAATTTTTCTATCAATGCCTTGGTCATTAGAACTTTATGAACAAACAATAGGGCGTCTGCATCGGTCAGGCCAGACCAAAGATGTCTGGTGTTACGTTATCCTTTGTAATAAAACTATTGACGAACGCATATTTGCAAGTTTATATGACAAGAAATCTTTAGCGGAGTTAGCCTTAGATGAATTGGCGCGAAATTAACCAGGCCATCGCAGGCTTTACAGAACAAGAGGTATTGGACCTCTTGGAGGACGAGCGCCATAACGCTCGGCGGTCCACAATACTCATACGTCTACACCAGCGATATACAACGCTGCGGGCGACGCGAGAACGGACTGAATTGTTAAGGGGAATAGAAAATGAATCCACACGATCTATTAAAGCAAGCAAGTGATCTTATTGGAGAACGCGGCGCTGATTACGGAGGTATTGAAAATAACTTCCAGCTTATAGCCGACCTTGCCTCGCTGCGTCTTGGTCGTGATATACATCCTTATGAAGTGGCAGTCATAATGGTGTGCGTCAAAAACGCGCGTAACTTTGCTAACCCAACGCATACAGACAGCCGCCTAGACGCCATGAATTATGAGGCGTTTGCGACGATGTTTGCCAAAGATTATGAAGATCAAAAATCAAACGCTGGCGCTGATATTGACTATAAGCGCAAGCGAGATTTTAGGGCAGCAGTTGTCACTAAGCTGAATACTAAGCTTGACCTTTCACATTTGGAAACTGTGCAAGTTCCCCGGTCGGCAGAGTCTTAAAACTACGTCGCACAGCGGCTAGCATTAGAATAGCTTCCTTGCGTAGATCGTCATCCTTAATATGCTCGGTATATGCAAGGAGTTTTGTAAACGAGTTACAACGCGCGGCTACCGGATCTAATTCAGCTTCTTCGATAATATCCGGGCCGTCATATAGATCTTCGTCGTCTTCCGTCATGATCTCTTCCTTTTTTTAGAAGCATCATATTCTCTACGGAGCGCGTCTAATATCAAGACACCCTTTTCGATTGTTGGCGCGCAGAACACGCGGCCACGCGAATTGCCAGGTTCTCTAGGGTCTATAATTATTAAAGCTGCCGGGTGCATAGGCATCTTTTTTAGACCTAATGACTTAGCGTAGGTATCGGCCACCTTATACCCTGACACCCGGACAAGTTGAGCGGCGGTCCCATCGGGCGTTATCATGCCTTCATCGCCGCCAATGTGCTTATGTCCTGCGATAAGAAGATGATCGCGGAAGCCAGCTATAACCTCACGCTTTGGACCGTGCATGGAGTTCCAAATACTGTGGCCTGGAAAGTCATGGCGTGCATGGACGCGCGTCTCGGAACCGTCTGGATGCTGAAGCGCTAATCTTACGCCATGCTCTTCATACATGGAGCCCGCTTGCTTTGCGAACCATGAAACAGGATCGCCTGACCCCGTCCATAAGTCATGATTTCCGGCTATGATAAATAACCATTGGACTGACTTGACCATCCATTCGACCAGCGTCCATGACTCGCGGGCGGTGATGGATTGATCTGCATACAACCGTGACAGCCTACCGACCCAGTTGTTCGCCAGGTCTCCAATATTACATGGCAGCACAAAAGGGTGACTAGCAGCCAGCTCAAGATGAGACTTAAGTAACGCAAAAGCGCACCCCGGATCGTCAATATGCGGATCACCCATACATAACAGAGCTACGGGCCCGTCGATATTAATTTTTACTTTAATTAGATCACGGGCTTCGTCAGCGTTAATGATTCGCTCGCTTTCAGATATGCGATCACGAATTAATTCATCAATTTGACGTGTGCGATGAGGAAGTTTTGGTTGCTCAAATTTATCGTATTTCAACATTAAATAGCGAAGGCGATGGCGGTCTATGCCTAGCTCTCTTGCCGCCCTACTAATATGATAACGACCAGAAGGCTGCTTGTGCTTTTTGAGGACTTGCTCAACATCACGGGCGGTTATCATTTCTTACCCCACCCGCAGAGTTTACCTACGGCGTTATGTTCTTTAATTTGTTCAATAGTTTTTAATGTATCTTTACGGCTCCAATAAATGGGCCGAGCAGCGTCGCAAAAAGCGAGGCTATTTGTCATCGGGTCTGACAAACTCGTCGTCTGACATGAGGCCAGCGGGATCATTAAGAGCAAGCCTACGAATACGTTCGCGGGCTTCAACGGCTTTCTTGGCGGCATCTATTTGCCCCTTAAAGTCTTCGAGTTGCTGCGCTGTTTTACCAGCGTCTACCATCTGCCGAGCGTATAGGTATTCAAACAATTTACCAGCGGCGTTAAATAACCCGCTGATAATGGTTAATATTATTGAGATCACTTAGATCCGCCTGTTACGTTGAAATCTTTAGCCACTATAAGACCAAGACCAACAAGCGCCGATTGCAATGAAGACCAATCAAGTGTCTTGGATTGCCAAGCCTGAAACAAAACTGTTATTAATGTTAACACGCCAGGAACCGTAGTCATCCAATTCTTAATCATACTTAACTCCTATTAACGGACGCGCGCCGCTTGGAAGTGCATACCATCTTTGCCTCTGCCCGACCAAGAACCACCCCAAGTCCAACCTTCGTCCTCGAAGGCACGTAGAACTTGGGGCACTTTTTCGAAGTGCGGATTTTGGTCGTGAAACCAATTCCGGGGGGCGTCAAGGTCAATAGCACACCCATATGCGTGCATTGACAATACGTTACCGCCGCGCATTACACGATAGTTATATGACCCTGAAAAGACAGACACGCCCCAATCGTCAATTATTTTTTGATTTTTACCGGATGCAAGCCAAATTGCGTCAAAAATCCGTGACAAACTGTCTGCGCATTTTTTATTTATGGTGATCGACGTGATCGGCTTGCCAGCAAACTGCATTTTAAACGGTGGATTGATTCGAACAAGATTAGCTTTTTCCCACTGCGCCGAAGCGCGACCATTGCGTCCACGGGGGTTGCCATAGAACGCGTCACATTGTGATTGAAGCGGCCAAGTCATCGGTCTGCCTTTTGTGAGAGCAAATCTTGTATGCGGTCGAGCTTCGACGATATGGCGGTTAGCGCAACATTAAATTCATCGCGCGTCACATACCGGCCAGCGACAAGTATCTCTATTGCGGCGACTTTATCAACGAGCGCTTTATCAGCCGTTTGAAGATCTTTTAAAGACCCCCAGATCGTATTAAGCACCCATCCAAAAGTGACGCTTACTATCGCCGTAGCGACATTAAAAAAGAACTGATATTCAGTCATCTCTATCTCGCCATTGCGTTTTGGTTTTCTT